GTACAAGTACAAATTCCTTGCATGGAAATGTATGGTGAAACTTGTGACATTCTAAATGAAGTACGTGGATGGTTTAAAGACGCAAGTCTTGAAGACATGGGTCGTAAGTATTGGAAGAAGCGTTCGTATATCTTCCAAGGCTTTGTTACTGAGAATCCACTTGGTGACGATAAGAAACCTGAAAACCCAATTAGACGTTTTATTATTGGTCCACAAATTTTCCAAATAATTAAAGCGGCTCTTATGGATCCAGATATGGAAGAACTTCCAACAGATTATACTGCTGGTGTAGACTTCCGTCTTAACAAAACATCGAAAGGTGGATACGCAGATTATTCAACATCTAATTGGGCTCGAAGAGATCGTCCACTAAGTGATGCTGAAATGAATGCTGTTAATACACATGGTCTGTTTAACTTTACAGACTTCCTTCCTAAAAAGCCAGACGAAACGGCTGTTAAGGTCATGAAAGAAATGTTTGAAGCGTCAGTAGACGGTGAAGCATACGATCCAGATCGTTGGAGCAACTATTTCCGCCCAAGCGGAATGCAAGCTCGAACAGGTGATCCAACTAAGGCGGCATCACCTAATGCAACGGCTGTAAGCCAAAGTGCTCCTGTAGCACCAACTGCTCCGGCTCCTGAAGTAACTGCTCCTGTAGCAGAAGCACCAGTAGCACCTGCAGCGGCAGATGCAGAAATGCAAGGTGGCGATAAGGCTGCTGACATTCTTGCAATGATTCGATCAAGACAATCAAGCTAAGATAAAATGGGGGAGAAATCCCCCATTACTTTTAATTAGGAGAAACTATGGCTAAATCATTTGACGTTAGCAAGTTCCGTAAGGACTTGACAAAAAGCATCTCAGGCATGAGTTCCGGCTTTAACGATCCAACAGATTGGATCTCAACAGGATCATTTGCACTTAACTACCTTATTAGTGGAGACTTCAATAGAGGAGTTCCTATGGGTAAGGTAACAGTATTTGCAGGAGAATCAGGCGCAGGTAAAAGTTATTTCTGTGCAGGTAACATTGTAAAACACGCACAAGATCAAGGTATTTTTGTAGTATTAATCGACTCAGAAAATGCACTTGACGAATCATGGTTACAGGCATTAGACGTTGACACAAGTGAAGAAAAACTTCTTAAACTTAACATGTCGATGATTGATGATGTAGCTAAAACTATTAGTACTTTTATGAATGACTACAAGGCAATGGACGAAGAAGATCGTCCTAAAGTGTTGTTTGTTATTGATAGTTTGGGTATGTTACTAACACCTACTGATGTAGATCAGTTTAACAAAGGTGATATGAAGGGTGATATGGGTCGTAAGCCTAAAGCACTTACTTCATTAGTACGTAACACAGTGAACATGATTGGTTCGCATAATGTAGGACTAGTATGTACTAATCACACATATGCATCACAAGATATGTTTGACCCTGATGATAAAATTAGTGGTGGACAAGGCTTTATCTATGCATCAAGTATTGTTGTTGCAATGAAAAAACTTAAACTAAAAGAAGATCAAGACGGTAATAAAATTACCCAAGTAATGGGTATACGTGCAGGATGTAAAGTTATGAAAACACGTTATGCAAAACCATTTGAAGCTGTACAGGTTAAAATTCCTTATGAAACAGGTATGAACCCTTATAGTGGACTTGTTGAACTATTTGAAGCAAAAGGTTTAATTGAAAAGCAAGGTAACCGCTTAAAGTATACTACTAGTGCAGGTGAAGAAGTGCTTGAGTATAGAAAAAATTGGACTGGAGCCGCCCTCGATACGGTAATGTCGGATTTCGCACTAAAAGAAGCTAATGTGGTAAATACCGCTGAGGTTGTACAAGAAGCCGATGAAAACCAACTCGAGGAGATAGCACTAAATGACTGAAGAACAGATAGTTGATGTATGGGGACTTTTTAAAGAGTATATTGATAAAAAACAACTAGACTTAGTTGCTGAAAAATATGTAGATATGCTTGCTGATTATGGAACTTCAGATCAAGTATTAATTGAAGTACTGGGTACTAGTAGTTCGTTAGACGAAGCAATAAATTATTATCTTGATGCAGACGCAGATGAAGATGAAGATGATATGTTTGAAGAGGACTACTAGTGGGTTGGTATAGTGAAATTTCGAGAGATGTATCTAAGATTACTGATGCAATAGCATACTTTGAATCTGAACTACAAGATGCACGTCAAGAAGTAAAACTTAAAGGCAATGTTGAACGTGCCGCAGCAGAGATGCCAGGCATCGTTGAACATCGCTTTAACCAATTACAAGAAATAGAAGCAATACTTAACTATCTAAATATTGAGCTACGTAGATTGCGTAGCTCATTTTTTAAAACATATCTTGAAAATTATCAACGGGCATTATCAAGTCGTGATGTTGAAAAGTATGTTGACGGTGAAAGAGACGTTGTTGACTATGAAAAAATTATTAATGAATTTGCACTAATGCGTAATAAATGGCTAGGACTATTAAAAGGACTAGATCAAAAGCAGTGGCAAATTACTAACGTAGTAAAGCTTAGAGTTGCAGGCATGGAAGATGCCAGCTTGTAGGAAGATCTTCTCCTTTAGATAATAATTATATATAACAAGGAGGATATATGTATACAATCGTTACAAGCCTTAATCAAAAATACTGGGACGAAACTTCCAAAATAAATATTCAAAGTTGGGTAGAATTTTTGCCTTCTGAAGTTAAAGTTGTAATCTATTCAGAAGATAATATTGATTTAGGTACGATGAAAGATCGTATTACACTTAAAGATATCTATTCTACTTGTCCTAAATTAGTAGATTTTAAAAATGCACACAAGCACGATCCACATTATAATGGCGATAAACCGGTCAAAGAAACAAAAAAGTTTAAATGGAATGCAATAAAATTTGCACATAAAACTTTTCCTATATTTGAAGAAGCTAAAGTTTGTAATACAAATTATCTTATTTGGTTAGATGCAGACGTTCTTATGCATGATTATATTACTATGGAATGGTTAGCCAACTTATTCCCTGCAAGATCTTGTATATCATATCTTGGTAGACCTTCAACTAAAAAAACACCATATGACGAATGTGGACTTATGGGCTATAATTTAAAAACTCCATTAGCAAAAACTTTCTTAGAAGCATACGAAGAATACTACGAAGGCAATAACTTAGATGAACTAAGAGAAACACACGATAGTTGGATCTTTTTTCAATTGCGACTAAGTTATGAAGCTGGTGGCTACGAAGGATTTAAAAACTTAAATCCTAATCCTGTAAATAATAAAAGTCCTTTCAACAATAGTGGCATAAATGAATATATGGTTCATTGCAAAGGTAAAGGTAAAGAAAAATTACATAATAAATTTTTAAAACGTTTTAGTATACAGAGTTTTTAATGCATATACTAATAGCATGCGATCAAGAATATTATAACAAATGGGGTATAGAACTTTTAAAAAGTACTAGATATTATAACCCTAGCAGTTGGTTAAATGTACATTGCCATATAGTTAATCCTAGTAAAGGATTTGAACAAGTTAAAGATGTTAACTATACAACAGAAAAATATAATAATCCGCCTATAGAATATTTACAAAGTATAAGATTTTTAGTAGCATCTGATAAATTACCAACTGAGCAAGTAATGATATTAGATGCTGATACAGTGTGTACTAAAGAATTTTCACAACAAGAATTTGGTACTGTAACGTCTGACGTTACAGTATTACATCACCATAAAAAACTAGCAATACATCCGTGGTTATGTGGATTTGTTACATTAGGTACAGGACAGTTTAGGCACGACTTTGCTAATGGATTACTTTACAAAGATATTGCAGAATGGGAATATGGCCACGACCAGGATGTACTTAATATGTTATCAAATCAATACAAATTTAATGAAGCAACTGCTAACTGGATATGCATGGGCAAACAAAATTCAAATAGTGTATTTTTAACACTTAAAGGCACACATAAACTTAATCCTAAATATACAAATCAATTTGAAAGGTATAAATTCTAATGGAGCAATTTCCGATGACTACGCTAGCACCGCACTTAGGCGGGCATATGAATAAAACACATGTTGATGAAGGCGCATTTAAATGGCTGCTTTCAACTGGTGTTAAAAGTTTTTTAGATATTGGTTGCGGCCCAGGCGGAATGGTTAAATTAGCTAACGAAAATAAAATTCGAGCAATTGGAGTAGATGGTGATTATACTGTTACTAGATTTGATCCTACATACTTTATTATACATGACTACACAACAGGAAGTCCAATGCTAGCCGAAAAATATGATGTAGCATGGAGTGTAGAGTTTTTAGAACATGTTGAAGAACAGTATATGCCAAACTATATGCAAACATTTCAATGTGCAAAATCAGCAGTGGTTACATATGCTCCTCCTG